CAGCCGTCGATTCAGGCGCTCATGACGGCCTTGGGCCAATTGACGGCAGCCGTGATGCCGGTGATCACGAATGTGATCGGTCAGATAATCCCGCTGCTGACGCCGATAATCTCCACCTTGGTGGGCGTTTTGGTGCCGGTGATCCAGGGCGTTCTGACCGTGGTGACCTCCGTGATCACGGCGATCACTCCGGCCATCCAAGGCATCCAGCCGATCGTCATTACCATGATCAATGAGGTCATGGCCGTGATTCAGACGCTCATGCCGGTGATTCAGGCTCTCGCGCCATTGGTGTCCACCATCATTTCCGCGATTGTCGGCTTCATTAACTCGACATTGCTGCCGACCATCCAAGCGATGCTGCCATTCATTCAGGGGGTCATCAATGGCATCGCGATGGTGGTCAATGGTATCGTCAATGTCATTCAGGGGGTCATCAATCTGGTGACCGGCCTGATTCACGGCAATTGGCAGCAGGCGTGGAACGGTTTCAGTCAGATCGTGCATGGTGCCGTGCAGGGCGTGCTTGGCTTCCTTGGCGGCATCGGCAGTGCCATTATGGGCGTGTTCGCCGGTGCCGGCACGTGGCTGTGGAACGCTGGCGCGAGCATCATCAATGGTCTGCTGAATGGTTTGAAGGCGGCTTTCGGAAAAGTGAAGAGCTTTGTGAGCGGTATCGGTGACTGGATTGTCCAGCATAAGGGTCCGCTCAGCTATGACAAGGTCATGTTGAAGCCTGCTGGTCAGGCGATCATGCAGGGCTTTGATAAGAGCCTCAAGGCTGGCTGGAAAGACGTGCAGCGCACTGTCAATGGAATGAACGCGCAGATCAACGGCGGCTTCGACGTCGATGCGTCGAAGACCGGCAGAGCGAATGTCAGCAATGGCGGTGGTTCGACCACGTATGTCCAGCAGACCTTCAACTATCCGGCGATTGCTCCGACGAGCATTAGCACGCAGCAAAGATTGCAGACGGCGGCAATGCCGCAATGGTGACAGGGAAAGGGTGGTGCAATGATTCTCGCGGATTATCTCATCAACGGTCAGCAGCTGACCGGTGAGCATTCGAGTCTGATCGTCGGCACCACCCATTTCACAAGCATTAGCCCGCGTATCAATTCCGTGACCGTGAATGGCCGGAACGGCGTCATGCTTCCGGCTGGGCCGGTGGCTTTCGATGCGCCGGAAATCACGTTGAAATTCATCACGAATGGCAGTGATGCGGATACTTTGATGCATCGCTTTTATCGGCTCTGCCGCCTCGCGTCCAAGTTGACTCGTGTGGAGCGTGACACGGTCTCCGGCTTGACGCGACGTATGACCGCTAGCGCGGTGTGCACGTCCTGTCAGCCGGACGGTGACGAGATTCCGTGGGATGACCACAGGGCAGCGACCGCCGTATTCCAGTTGCCGGACGTGTTTTGGTTTGGCGTGCAGTGGCAGGAGGTGACGTTGGCCGCTTCGGGCGGCAGGCTCCTGCCGGGCGGGGTCGCCAAGCCGAGCGGCAAGGGGTATTGGACACGCTGGACTGGGTTGCCGAATGCTTCGCCGTCCATGATGTTCGACACGCTGCCGGAGGGGTGGCTTTCCAACGCGCCGATCGGCACGCTGGTGCTTCGTTTCGGAGCGGCCACTGGCGTTACCATCGCCGATCCGGTGAGCGGCACGAATCTGGTGTGGGGCGGCCAGCGTGACGCCTCGCGGCCTTACCTCTTCGTCGATGTGGCCAATCGCAAGGCGTGGACGGCGGCCAATGCCGACGCATGGTCCGGCGGTACGGATGCGTCGAATGGCGTCGACTGGACCACCGAGCCACTGCAGGTGTGGCCGGCGATAGATTCCGGCGACTATCGGCTTGATATCAGACAGACCGGCGGCACCGACAAGGTGACCTGCCGGTTTTTGCAATCATGGGAGTAGTTAATCATGGGCAAGTCTTTGCATGCTCGTCTGGTGGCCTACAGGCCTTTCGGCGCGCGTATCGGCGTCCTTGCGGAGCCGGTGAGCTTCAGCGCGTCCATGCTGCACAATGATGATGGAGCGATCAGCATCGAGTATTCGATGTTGTCCGGTGACGCGCAGGCGTTCGACCGTGAGCTTACTGACGGTCTCGAAGTGGCCGTGGAGGTGTCGGACGGCACCGGCTATCGCGAGCCGGACAATGCTCGCTATGTCATCACTGGGCGCAGCGGCAAGACGGACGACCGTACCAAGACCGTCACCTATTCCGGCCAGTCGATCAGCTGGCTCCTGAGCAAGGCGGAGAACAACGATTCCAGCCATCTGCTCACGGACGGCGACAACAAGGGCAAAAGGCCCTTCTATTCGGCGAATCCGGGTGTGATCCTCAAGACCCTGTTGGACGAGAACAAGGCGCGTGGCGGCGTGGCCACCGGCCTGACGCTCGGCTTCGATACCGCGAGGGACGCGGGCGGCGCGGCATGGGCGAGGAAGTACACGCTTTACTATTCTTTGGGCACCGACCTGCAGACCATTCTCAGCTCGCTGGTCAATGGCGGTGGCTGCGACTGGCGCACCAGCGGGCGCACGTTGAAAATGTGGAACGCGGACAGCACTGCCTTGAGCCGTGATCTAAGCAAGCAGGTCATACTCCGGCTTGCCCGTGACATCGGCGAGGCTCCATACGAGGAATCCATCTCGGATCTGGCCAGCACGATCCTCGTTGAGGGTGACAATAATCTGCTTTTCCGCATGGATAATCCGGCTGCTCCGACGCCTTGGGGCAAGTGGGAGTCCTATTCGTCGCAGGGTGGCGTGTCCGACAAGGACACCGCTCAGGCCTTTATGCAGAGCACTTTGGATGATGCTGCGAGGGTGCGTGGCCAGTACACGCGCGATCTGGTCATCAGCGAGGTGGACGCGCTGCCGCTCGTCGACTATCATGCTGGCGATTGGATTACCGCCCCCACCGTCTCCCATGGGGAGAAGGTGCGCGTGCAGGAAATCGACCTGAGCATGCGCCAGAATGAGGGCTTATCCTGCTCAATCGCTCTGAATGACATCAAGTACGACTCGAGCGTGCGTCAGGCGAAGAAGATCAAGGGCATCACCGGTGGCGCCGCGTTGGCCGGCAGCGAGGGCGGCACGACCGCCTCGTCCGACCGTGACCATCGCGTCCCGAAGGCCCCTCTCGGATTGATCGTGCAGACCGACGCCTACATTGGCTCAGATGGTTTCGCGCATGGTCTGGCCACGGCTTCGTGGTCCGCCGTGACCGAAGCCACGAACAACACGTCCATCGAGATCGGCAATTACGCCATTGAGTGGCGCAAGCACGTGGATGGCGCGCCGTGGCATTCCGCCGGCGTGACCGATAAGACGCAGCTCGGTTTCGGCGGCTTGGATTGCGGCACGCAAATCGAGGTGCGTGTCAGGGCTGTGCCGACGTATTCGGACAAGCTCGGAGAATGGTCGAGCGTTTTCGTGGCCACGGTCGAATCGGATACGACGCCATGCTCTGTCCCGTCGAAGCCGGTATTGTCGTCCGAGCTTGGCGTGGTGACCGTCCACTGGGACGGCAGGACCTTCACCGGCGCGTCGATGGAATCGGACTTCGATCATGTCGAGGTCGGCGAGGGCGTCAATGCGGACGGCATGACCGTCATCAGCGCCACCCAGTCCGGTCAAGGCGATTATCTTGTGACCGGTCTGGCTGCCGGTTCCCGGCACGCCTACGCGCTGAGGTCCGTCGATCATGCGGGCAACCGGTCCGGCTGGTCGGCCATCGCCTCGGTGACGGTCGCTTCTGCGGTCTCGCCGGAAGAAGTCAAACAAATCCAGAAGGATTTGGCTGACAACAAGACGGCTTCGCAGGATAATACGGCCAAGCTCGATCAGGCGCAGAAGGACATCCAAGCCAACAAGTCGAATATCGATACGGCGAATCAGACGCTCTAGCAGGCCAAGGCCGATCTGTCGCAGGCGCGGAAGGACATCGCGCAGACAAGAAGAGACCTGACCACGGCGAACGGGGAGATCAGCAAGGCGAAGGAGTCGGCGGAGCAGGCGTATGCCG